CCCAGCGGAAGGCGGCAGACACCTTGAAGAAGCAACAGAGCGCCCAACGGAAAGCAAAGGAGGCCGAGGATAGGCGGCTGAGCGCCCAGCGGAAGGCGGCAGACACCTTGAAGAAGCAACAGAGCGCTCAACGGAAAGCAAAGGAGGCCGAGGATAGGCGGCTGAGCGCCCAGCGGAAGGCGGCAGACACCTTGAAGAAGCAACAGAGCGCTCAACGGAAAGCAAAGGAGGCCGAGGATAGGCGACTGAGCGCTCAGCGGAAAGCGGACGAGATAATTAGAAAACAGTTGGCGCGGAAAGCAAGTGCGTCCGCAAAGAAAAAGCAGCGCCTAGCGCCTAACCTGCTTACGGGGAGCTACAAAGGTCCTACTACGGGTTCTATGAAGTATTTGAATGGCCGATACAGCCCCCGATACACTTCGGGCAGGAAAACAATGCCTCCTTTCGGCTAATCCTTGAACGTTACCACGTCGTCAACCTCTACGTAATCGTCAATGTCAATGGTAGTCTCTTCTTCGTCGACAAGCAGCGACTTGAGCCTGTCTACGTCGTCCCTTGCAAGTTTGTCCATCTGCTTAATGAGCTCGTCAATCTTCAGGCTCATTTTCTCGCGACGGGATTCGCGCTCCGCACGCAGGCGTTCAAACGCCTTGTTCACCTTCTTTACGTCTTTCTTGGCGCGCTTGCCAAAGTCCTGATTCATTCTCACCGGGGCCTTTGCTGTAATCGCGAGCATTGTTATGTATTTACATTACATATTTATTTAAGTTATTTTACAAGAACAATAAGTTCTGCAATAATGTACAAGGCGAAGCCGTAATTCATCATTTTCTTGGCGTCTGCAATCTCCTTTGCCATCCTTTCGTTCATTTCTAGTACGACGTCGTTCATGTTCTTGACCGACGCGGGGGTTGACAAGAAATCCCCCGCGATTTGTTGCACCACATCGAACACGGGGACTTCGACGAGATCATCTATTATGTCATCGTAATTCTTAATGTAGGCGTTCAGTTTGAAACCGGCGTCGTGATACTTGACGATGCCTTCGCAGATGGTCAGGGACCGAATAAGATAGATATACTTGGTGGTCAGTTGGAAAACCCTCTGGGTGTTTGAGCTGAATTCCTCTACCTTTCCTAGTTCTACATTCGCATCAGGAGACTCGAGTATCTTCTTTATCTTTGGCACAATTTTCTTGAGACGCGCCGAAGAGCCACCGGACTTTATTATACCGAGGTCTTCTAGCGCCCTTATAACCCCGTCGGAATCTTCTAGGATGATGCACTTCAGGCACCTCGCAATGTTCGGCTTGACGTCCCGCACGTCAATCACCGCGCCAAAGTCATATAAAACAAAACTGCCGTCGGACCGCACTCCTATGTTCCCCGGGTGAGGGTCAGCCTGGACGAGACCGATGTCTATCACGCTTCTAAGATACAATTCAAACATTCTTCGTGCCAGAAGTTTATTCGGGTGCGCAGAAGTTATCCTTTTTGATTCGACATACTCCGAAATCAGGTATGACTCGCCGGCTTCATATACAGACGGGATCGTGAGCCAGTCAATCCCATGGAAGTTTTTCTTGAAAAAATGCTGGTTCTTTGCCTCCGTGCGGAGATCTAATTCGCCGATCAGCATCGGCTGACACTCCCGCACAAGCTCAAGCATGTTTTCCGCCCCCGCGATGTTGAAAAACTTGGCCGCCTCTAGGACGACTATGAGGAGCGGAAGATCCTCGTATATCCTCTTCTTCACGCCCGGCTTTATGACTTTCACGACCACGTCAGAGTTGTCGAATTTACACTTCCCTTTGAATACCGACGCAATAGATGCCGTCGCAATAGGGTGTTTTTCGTCAAACTCGTAAAACGTAAAATCGGGGGGCATGAATGGGTCAACCGGAACCTCGTTCTGGAACCTTTCTATGACCTCTAACGTATTATCGTCAATGACGTCAGCGCGTGCCGACAAGAATTGTGCCATCTTGAGCGCGATTACGCCTATCTTCGCCGTGTCCCTCACGAGTTCGTCGGCGGCGGGGCTTCGCGGCCCGTCTTTCTGTATCTTTCGCACATTCTTATAGGTGCGGGCGCAATATCTGGCAAGTTCCACGCCCCGCTGAACACGAGACGTCAGAGATGTCTGCATTCTATGAGTTCTATGGTATAGTGGTCTTTTATTTTTTTGTTTACATCTTGGACGCGTCAATATGCGATGCCCTGGACGAGCATCTCCACTATCTTTTCGCCCTCCCTGAGGACTTGCTCTACTTCCTTCTCAAAAAAGATCCCGTTATCCGCGAGCTCGACTTCCACCTCGTATGTTTCTTCTACGTCGCCGCGGTCGGGGATCTGTTCCACCCTGGAAAAGTCTACCCGCCAACACCCCATCGTGTAAGATGACCTCACCTTTTTCCGCTGCAACGCGAATTGTGCCCCGGTCTTGGCACGAGGAACTCCTTGTGGCGGAGAAGTAGTCTGCTCCTCTAGGGCCACGCTAGAACGCATCGCAAAGCGACCCTTGGGGACCGTCGAATTGCCAACTTTCTTTTTTTGCTCCCAGAACTCTTCTCCGCTCGACTTGGACACAAACCGCGTGGAAATACCCTGGTCTTTAGAAGCAACGTATTTGTCAATGACAGTGTATTCCACCGGGACTTCTTTCATCTTGCTCTTCATCTGGTTCCACGCCACCTTCCGCAAGCTCGAAACAAACCTGTCCCCCACCATTTCTCCGATTCTGAATTCGAGCTCAACCTCGTGGTAGTCGTTGTTCAGCAGGACGTCCTTCAGATGGAGTTCCATATTGAAATGTTATGGTTTTCGACCTCTTTCGCGACTTATTTAAGTTGTCACGAGTGTCATTTGACCACGGTAGATAGAAATATGTTCCGTAGTATTATGGCACCTAAGAAGAAGCTAACTTTTGCGAACGATCGCGGAAAGGCCCTCACGACGGTGAAGCACATAAACAGGGAAGGCAAGAGTCTTAAAATCGCCCCGGCGAAGAGGGCATCCAAACCGGTAGCGGTGGACGAAGCCTCTTTGGCAAGGCGCAGAAAGCTCGCCGAAGAGCAAGCAGCTCGCAGAGTCTCGACGGCTAAATATGAACTCGATAAGTTAAACATGCAACAGAAGAAAACCAGGGATGTAGAGAAACAAGCCAGGGATATGTATACCGCGTCCATGCGGAATTTCCACAAGGCAAACCTTGCCAGGGACGGAAACGCGAAGGTGAACGCCCTTGCCAAAACAATTGCAACGAGCATGCGAGCAATTGACAATCTCTCTAAGCATAAAAAAGAGCTAGACCGAATGAAAAAGAATGCCCAAGAAACCGTTAATATGGCAAAGAATCAACTGAAGGCCCAAAAAACGTTGGGCTAAACGCCTATAAAAAAATATAATCGTAGATAAATATGACTGGGCATGAGAATTTCAAGACTTTCACTCCTTTCCGCAGAGACCTGAAGACCCCTTGCGTCTTGTTTGCCAAGTGGGATTCTTGTCCGCATTGCCACAACATGGTCCCACACATGAAGGCCGTCCAGGCCCGGCTCCGCGGGTCTATGCCAGTGTACATCGTAGACGCCGAAAAGCAGAATAAAGTGTGCGAGCAACTGCGGGTGGGAGGGTTTCCCACCATCATGGTGCTCCGCAAAGACCGCATCGTGAAAAAGTATAACGGACCCCACGATTCCCAGAAAATCCTAGCTTTCGTGAAGAGCGCATCGTCCTAACCGTTTGATCGTTGTTTCCCACTTTTGTCGATATAAAAATATATCGACAAAAACGCCATACAGGTATTATGCTCCCTTCGAGTAGGAGATGACTATGTCTCTCAGGTTGAGCGCGGGCATTCGGCTCGCTCTCATTTCTACCGCAATTTCGGTATCGGCCGATGTTGTCATTCAGAGAATGTCGAGGCGGAAGTTTGACTTGAAGAGGACGCTTAGGACGGGCGGGTTTGCGTTCGCCAGCACGTTTCCTCAAAACGCGTATTTCAACTTCCTCGGCAAGGTGTGTCAAGACCCTATTAAGAAAACGATGGTGAACCAGTTTATGTTCGCCCCCGTTAACATTGCCGCGGGCATCGCATGGAACCTCGCTCTACAGAACCGTTTTGGCCACATCAAGGGGGCCGTCGAAAGAAACATAGTTCCCGGTCTCATAGAAGGCGCCGCGTTCTGGATACCGTGCAATATGCTCATCTTCTCGCTCGTGCCTGCGCATAGCCAATTCTTGGCCTTCAAACTCGTGGGCATCCCAGCCAAGTTTATTTTCGTATCCAGGACTAACAAGAGCTAATATGTAATCACAGTAGCCCGTTCGCAATTGGAACAAAGAACTCGGGGTCTCCCTGGTAGCAACCCTCACCACACGAATGCGCTTAAGAAGCACGGCTACAAAAACATACAAGTGTTGACGTTTGATGTTTCATAAGAAATCTTCAGGTTTCATCAGCTTTGATGTAACGGTCCCAACATCCAAGAGCCACGGCAGTGTATGCTTTTGGAAATTGGTATGGTTCCTGTGGTCGTGCGTCCGATGCGTTTGCGGTTTATGTTTAACCGCAAAGACAACTTTATAAAGGCATTTGTTCGCGCCAAGAAATATCCTGAGATATTCCTTGCCGCTTAATGTAAAAATCAGTTTATGGTGCCGTAATTTATGGCTGCCCATTCTTCTGCGCCCATCGCGATACCAGGGGCGGTCACTGGGTCTAGTTTTTCGTCAATCGGGTAACCCTGGAGACCGGAGAACATTTCGCCGTCCACGAGGTCTTCCACGGTAGCTGGGGGTTCGAACAGCGACCTCTCGGGCAGAGAAGTGTGGGGCGTCACACCTTTCAGTTGGTAGCTCGGCAGTTCGCAAGCCGACTTTACGACCTTTCCGTCCATAACGAGGCGCGCGCCGTTTGCGTCCAGCGCGTCCTCGAATCCTTCTAATTGTGCGTCGGACGTTAGTTTGGCGTTCGTTTTTGGTATTTGAGATGCCGTAGAAAAGGCGGAAGACGTGTCATCGGTCACGCCGAACGTGCCGAATGCCGCGGGGTCGGGAAATTGGACGGGTGCCGCCGCGAGCGAAGGGTTCATCACTCTGGGGTCCGCATAGGTCGGAGGCCTAACTCCCTTTATCGTTCCGTCTACCGGGACGGCCTTCACGGGGAGTTTTTTGTAATCCGAGAAAGGGAGGTCTTCGTCAATCGTGTTTTCCATGGCATTGGCGCCCAGCACGACGCCGCTGCTGCCTGGGAGGTGCTCTACGGGGTCGACGATGTCAACAGGGGAGGGGGCGGAAGACTCGTTGCCGTTCTTCGTGAGCATCTTCTTGATATCCTGAGTCTGCTTCTTGACCGCCTGCATCGCCTTTGTAAATTCTTTCTTTATTGCCGGAATAGCGCCATGGATAGCGCCAGGGATAGCGCCACTGCTGCAGGTTTTGCAAGACGGCTTTGCGAACAGGTATTTGGACTCCGAATACCCTATGATAGCCAGCATGGCTACGATGAGAAATACAATGACAACATCTAGCATCCTTTTTAATTACAAATATATTTATTTTCACAGCACGCATGCGACTTCCTCCGACGTTGCCGTCTTGATTGCGACGCCCTTGACGAAGATAGTGTTTAGCTGTCTGCCGTTGTATACGATGGTCTGCTGGGGGAGGATAGAAACCTTGTATTTCGCGAACGGCGCGCGGAACGCCTCCGCAGTGAGCTGCTTCATGTGCAGAGAGTTCGAAGACGCGTAGTCCTTGAGCGCGCTCTTGAAGTCGGCGAAAGGCACAACGTTGTCCTCTCCAAGCACAACATGCTCGGACGACAGGAAGCTCTCGATGAAGTTTGTCGAGCGCGCAATGGTCTCGCGGGTGTCGAGGAAGTACTCTGGCAGCACCGTCCAGATGTTCTTGTCCGCGTACATGTCCGCGAAGTAGCGGTACGCCTTATTGGCCTTGCGAATGATGTTGGGCATCTCGCGGTACAGCTTCTCAGACAGCTTCATGTCGCCCTCTTTCACGGGCTGCTTGAACTCGAACACCACAAGACGACGTTGGATGGAGCCTCCCGCGTCCGCCCAACCAGGGACTTCGTTGCCCGCGAGGACGATGGGCACGTCCCACTCCTGCAGGAATGCTTTTTGGAACTTGACGGCAACGGAGATTTCCTCGCCGGACACGATAGACTGGAACTCGGCTTGCTCGATGGCCAGGTCGTTTCGGATCTCGGGGGCACACACAAGCATCTTGTCGTAGAACGCGGAGATACCGAATTTCCGCTCAATGTTGTTGGAAAGGATGCCCACGTCCACGGTCTCGAAGAACTGTTTGATGACCTTAAGAACGAGCAGCGACTTACCCGTGCCGGCGAGACCCACGAAGAACGGGCACACCTGCCACGAGTCGATCGCGTTCACGGGGTAGAGCACGCGCCCGATGAGGCACAACAGCCACATCTGGACTTCCTTGGGCCACTGTTGGTGGTTCATGACCGAGTCCAAGTGGGGAGTCGGGATGCCGAACCAGTCGTCATACTCGGTGTTGTCGAACGCCATCTCGAAGAACTTGCACGCAACGACGCTGTCCGACAACGGGGTCTCCGATGTCTCGAAGCAGTGGAACCTGTCTTCCGACGCGATGTACACTCCGTTTGTGAATGCATAAGTTCCGCGGCTTTTGTGGAGAATTGGGAGCTGGGTATCGTGACAGTTCGTCAGATACTCAACGGCGGACGAAATGTTCTTCATGTTCTGCGTCCCCTTAGACCAATGCTCAAACGAGATCTCCTTGCGAAGCCGAGAATACACAAACTCCTTGATTTCGTACACTTGCCTGTAACTGTGCATATTCCTGCCATCAATGATGATAGGTTCGTACAAAAACCCGTCCTGACGCCGATACCCGTTTTCCATCGCGCAGTCAAGGAGGTACAGAAGGAGTTCCTGGAACTGAGACACGTCGTCCCCTACCATACGGAAACGGAGGTTCCAGGAACCGTATACAGACTCGAGTTCCGAATCCAGCTGGACAACCCCGGGCTCCGTTGCAAGCTGGTGCACCGCGAGCTTTGCCTGATACGAACTCAAGACGACCTTCTTGGTGTAAAAAATCATCTCCAGGACTTTCGTGATCTTCTTGAAAGCATCGTGATGGGCCTCGTTGTCGTCGTTCTTGCCCGGGAGGAGGTTGAGCTCCCGGAGCCGCTGGAAGAGCGTCATGGCCTCTAGCTCCGAAGTCTTTATCTTGTTGTTCACTTCCCTGAGACCGAAAAACCCGCGGTCCGTGCTCACTGCGTCGAGCAGATCATCGTCAAAGTTCACGTCGAGCGCGCTGAACATGCTGATGAGCTGGGACTCGAAGGTAGCCGTTGTCTCATACACGCGCCACGTCTGGCACATGTCCTCTAGACGCTCTAGACACTTATCCGTGTCAAGGCGCTTGATGCCCGTAATGATTCCTAACTCAAATGCCTGCTCATCCTCTTTCGAGTCCTTCGCGTTCTTCGTATTCTTCATGGCCTTGCAATCCTTCGGTGGGGAAGTCACCATGGGAAATGGTGATATAATTTCCAAGGGAAAACAACGACCCTTATGACGCTGTGCGTCGATATGGACCCTGCCATGCAACCCTGCGACTTTCCTAACAAACTCACGTCAGTACCGCGTGGCATCTAAATGCAATAACGCGTTGTTAAATGACGTTATTGCATTTAGATGCCAGATGCCAGATGCCAGATGACAAATGACAAATGACAAATGACAAATGACAAACGACAGATGACAGATTGTTCGCAAAATAAAAGGAGGAAAAATGTTAGAAAGGGTATATACCGCGCAATGACGCAGAGTGCCGACCACACCCCCAAGTTTGATGACAACTGGCCAGCTGGCGGTCCTAGCACCAAGTGCGGTGTTATGTTCTCCAAAGATGACATAGAAACCCTCATTGGCATGCCCGTATGCGATTTTCAGCTGTATGTCACGGCATTTTCTTACAACCCTTTGGAAGAAAATGGCGAAACTTTTGAGCGCCTCGAGTTCCTAGGCGACAGCGTTCTAGGGTTTCTTATCGCACGCTATCTCTACGACGTCTTCCCTGGGAAGAACGAAGGCGTGCTCACTAGACTCCGCGTGAAGTTCGTTTCTGGAAAGCTGCTCAGCAAGCTCGCCCACCAGATCGGCCTCCACGAGTTCATCATCATGTCCCAGAAGGGGCTGTATAGGTGCTGGCACACCAACCCGAAGACGCTCGAGGACGCGTTTGAGGCGCTCATCGGGGCGATCTACCTCGACCTCGGTATCAACGCCGCGAGGCAATTCCTGATGAGCGTGCTTACGAAGCACGTAAACATCCACGAACTCATGATTGACGCAAACCATAAGGACCGCCTGGCAAAGCACTGTCGTGTCCTTGGTCTCGCCAAGCCCACTTTCGTGACCACGTTCGAGCGGGGCGGTACCAACTCTATGTTTGTCGTTGAAGCGTGCATTGACGGGGCGGCGTACGGCGAGGGGACGGGCACGACGCGCAAAGACGCAGAGCAGGCTGCCGCGCGCACGGCTCTGCTCCGCCTCGGGATAGGCGACGAATATATTCAATAATTACAAAGCGAGTTTCAAGTACTGAGTCTTCCAATATGTCGGGTCGTTGCGAGCCGGCTTTCCCGTCTTGGAGTTGACAAGGCTGTGTGCGAGCACCGTCCATGCGAACAGCGTGTCCCTCGATTTCAGGTCCTTGGCACCAAACTTGGTCATTTCGAGAATTGCCTTAAACCCCTTGCAACACCCTTCGCACGGAAGAACGTACTGCATGGTGCGTATAAAGTCCCCGTAATTCTTCTTGTCCGTGGTAGTCGGGTTTACAGGGAACCGCAGGGCGGACAGGTGGAGCGCAAACCAAAAGCCAGGGCCCCACAGCTTCGGGTCGAAGTTGAGCTTCGCGTTCGCGTTGTTCGTCTTGTTCATTTATATAAATAAACATTTTATATTTCACTTTAGCGCGTACCGGTTCCTCCGCTTGGCGTCAACGTATTTTTTTATCCAATGAGCCGCGATTGCGTTTCTGCGTTTGGACGTTACAAACTTGTCTTGGAGAGACTCGTCGTGTATGAGGTGCACTATGAGGTCTACAAAACCTTCTATTTTGGGAATGACATCCATCTCAAAATAGGCGCGGTCCCTGTTTATAGATATACAATTCACGTTTTCGGAAATAGCACCACCGTTCTTGCACTTGAGGCACTCCACGAGGAACGCCTTGTCAATGTCCAAAAGGTGAAGATACGTCTGGACCTGAATGTTCTCGTACACGGGGGGTCTGCCGAAGAGCCTGTTTACCCTGTTCTTTATCTCTACAAGGGTCTTCCCGTCCCTGGTTATCCCGTCTATCTTGCCACCTATGAAATACTTGAAAGTCCCGTACGGGGTATGTACTTCCCCAAGGGGCTGGTTGTAAAACGTCGAGTCCTCCACTATATCCACTTCCAGAACGTCGCGTATGTACTTGAATACATCGCTTTCCGCCACGTTTCCATAGCTTGTGTAAGCACTCTTGCGGAGCGCGTCGTCCACCATGGCCGCGATTTCCCCCGGGAATCGGTGATCCCCAGCATACTTTTCAAAGTCGCTCGACAGTTTCGCGTATTTCTCCGATACTTCCGTTGACGTGCGCTCCTCGCGAGACGCGATATTGAGGAGGTTCGCGACCGCGGGGTGGATCTTCTCCACCCTTTCTACTATCTCGTCGTTGGTCATCAGGTTGTTTCGGTGCATCGCTCTCCTATAACTTTCCGAGTCCGCACGGCTCCAGAACGTCTCTACAGCCTCTGCTATCTTTTTATATCTATTCTCGCCTATGCAGGCCGCAGCCTGGGACGCGTACACACACAGATATGGAGAAGACATAATGTTAGTATTTCCCATACAATTATAGTATATTTTCCGTATTTTAACATACATAGCACGCACCGCGCACGGCATATTGACAAAAATCGTATCTTATAATGTCTGATATTGGTATATCAATACCATCATGTCAGTTCATGTGTACGAGTGGTGCAAAAAGCGGGGGTACTATGGACGCACGGGGGACCTGTCGCACGTCCTCCTTGACAAAGGAGTTCTGTGCGTGCCAGACAACTCGCACGAAGAATTCCTCGCAGAGTATGCGAGGGGGGTCGTCCAGGGAGGGAAGTTCTCGTGCATCGTCGAATACAAACCCAAGGTGTTCAGGATGTTCTACGACCTTGACATAGTCGCGACCCCGGAACTCGCGGAGGCGATGACGAAGGGCGAGTTTTCGCAGGACGTCCACGCAGTGTTCCAGAACGTGTGCGGGGTTACCGCGGATTTGTTCGACGTAGAACGGGTTGAGGTGACGATGTGCGTCTCCAATTTCACGAAGAAGGCGAAAAACGGTGTCAAGGTCGGGGTCCACCTAACTTTCGGCTCTATCTTTGCTACGTCCGCGGTTGCTCTCTATGTCAGGTCCAAGGTGCTAGAAAAACTGACCGAGACCGAGAACCCGTTTGTCAACGACTGGGAACAGATAGTGGATGCCGCGGTCCACAAGGGAAGCGGAATGCGACTGCCGTGGGCAGCAAAGCCAGAGGAACCGCGCAGGGTCTATGTCCCGATGCTGAAATACGTCCTCGAGCGGGGCAAAGAGATGGCGCACGAACCGCTAGACGTTTCCGGGTTCGCAGCAACCAGGAAAATCCTCTCCGAAGTGTCTCTGCGAACGAGGGGCGTTCCAACAAACCTCCTCGAAGACCCTGGGATTGATATCACAGAATCGCCGTCATATTCCGGTTCTCTGAAAAACGAGTCTCTGAAGCAATACGAGAATGTCGTCGCAGAACTAGAGAAAGTAATTCCAAAGGAATACGAAGGTAAAATCACGGGCGTTTTGAAAACGGAGCACGCATACATGTTCAGACACTCGTCCAAGTTTTGTGCAAACGTAGAGAGATTACACCACTCATCAAACACGTATTTCATGGTGACGAAGAGTGGCATGTACCAGCGCTGCTACTCGCGGAAAGTTGTGTTCGAGGAGGGCGCGTGCCCTTGCTCTCTCTACAAGGGAGAGCTCATGAAGCTGCATGGAAAAATAATAGACGAATTGTTCCCAGCGGCGCAACCCGAAGCCAAGGAGAGGACGGTCGCGCCACTGCCTTCCCAGTTGTCTAAATTTTCTTATAGCAGGTTGGAGGAGTATGCGACGCGCGCGCCAAAGAAGAAGCCGAAAACTGCTCAGAAGAAACAAATGGGGAAAATTTCATTAGCAGACCTTATAAAATCCACGCATTAAAAATATATTTTCGTTAGTTATAATGGACTTTGTCAAGGGTATACTTTCTGCCGTAAGACCCGGTACCACCGCGTTTTACCTGGCGTGTGCCATATTCGCTGTCATACTCGTAACCATCCTTGTAAACATTACAAAGAAAAAGCAAGAGAACTTTTCTTTCAACAATCTTTTCTCCACTATAGGAGTTGTTGGTAAAAATGTGGGTAAGACCGTGGCCAGTTCCGCGGTCAACTTTTACAACACCGTTAAACCGTATAACCCCAAGTTTGTCCCGCGCTATTGGAACGGCCGCACCTGGAGCTGCCCCAATGGGGCAATAGATTACGGCGACAACTATAACAACGGCAACGGGTGCCTCGTAGACAAATACGGACCCACCGTGAACGGCAAGTGCCCTACAAACACCGTGCCAGTGGACAGCGGCGACCAGAACAAGAAGTGTCTGGCCGGGTACTCCACGAGGACTTATGTTGGCGACGGCAAATACAGGTGCCTGGACTGGCAAGAGGACACCGGTCGCGACTGGTCCAACAGCGACTGGTTCACCGCCCACCAGCAGTGCAAGGTCAATAACACGGTTTTCACGCCCCCGGCCCTCACCACCGCTGGATGGGTGTGCCCTCCGGAGACGACTAAAAAGACAGGGTTCGCCTGGGGAGACAAGTTCGTAAACCAAGACGGCAGCATCGGCGACGGCGGTTACGCCCAGTGCCAGTACGTGAACAACTAAACGCGCGCAATCATATCGACGCGGTATGCGTTAAAAATAGCCAAATATAGTCTCATCATATAGAAAATGAGCACTCCCACCTCTTCCTCTGCATCTGCCTCTGCTTCCACTACCCCCGCCGGCGAGTATGACTTCCCCACCGGTCTGCACCCCATGGAAGCCGACTACATCACCCCCTCCGGCCAGAACTACGCCCTCGTGAGCTTTGTGGGCCCCGAGTTCTGCCGCCAGAAGAGCAACCGCTTCGCCCTGAAGGTCCGCGGCGTGTTCGCCACCCAGGACGAAGCCAAGGCCTACGTTAACCGCCTCCGCCGCGCCGGCGACACCCTGGTAGACATCTTCCTGCTGGAGATCGGACGCTGGGCGCCTTGCCCCCCCGACCCCATGCAGCTGGAGACCCAGGAGTATCAGGAGACCTTCCTGAACGAGCTGATGCAGGGCTACGCAGAGTCCCAGCAGGCCGCCAAGGAAATGTTCGACGACCGCAAGGCTCGCGTGATGCGCGATGGCCTAGACAAGCACCTCACGCCGGAGGAGCGCCTTCCTCCTCCCCCAGGCGCCCTCCCCGCTCCCGAAAAGCTCCCCAAGCTCGAAATTACCACCGCCGACGAAGAAAAAGAGCCCGAGCCGACAGCTACCGAAGCAGCCGACGACGTATTCAACGCGGAAGACCCCTGGACCCGCGCCGCGAAGAGGCGTAAACTAACTTAAAAGAATATATCCTTATGTAAAGACAAGATGAACTCAGACCAGATTCTGCTTTCGTCCCTCGAGACCTTTTTCGAGGACAGTGATCACCTCTCGGCAATGATGGATGTGCTCAAAAACCAGTCTATTTCAATGCGCGTCCTCGACTGGTTTGTCAGCAACTACGCAAAGAAAACCAACTACTTTTTTGTGACCAAAGAGGGCAAGCACTTCAACATTTACCTGGAGTATAAATCGGCGCTGAAGAGCTACTCTAAACGCTTTTTTGACCCGTTCTGCCGCGGAAACAGGGTGGAGTTCGATGACCACAACGGTAAAAAAATTATGACCACCGTTGGCCAGCTCAACTTTTTCCGGTGGGTCATTAAAAACAACATCATCGACGAGTGCAAGAAAATCATCCGCGATGTCGAAAACGATATGACAGAGGCAGTTCGCAAGCGGAAAGTCACGGACAGCGGGGAGTCTCGCCGCGAACTAAATAAAGCCCGCATCAAGCAGTGCATTGCGACTCAGACCAGGGTGCTCATTTCTTTCGGCTAAATCTCTAATCCATTTCAAAATATGTTGTTCAACATTTTTGACATGTAATCAGTATTCTACAAGAAACCCAAGATACTCGGGCTCGTATCCCATCAACCAGGCGCTAAATTTACCAGACAACACGGACTGGATGTCTCCGTCTTCGTAAAAGGACACCTGTGTTGGCAGGCTCATGGAGCTGCGCTTCGTCAGGACCTTGTTTCCCCGCGGAGACACACTGTGCACGAGAACCGGCGTGTTCCAAAATGGTCTCCTCACCGCAGTCGTCAGGATGTTCCTCGCGTCCGGAACCCGGTGCTTCGAGGGGATTTCTTTCGGCTCTAGAAGTATATCCACCGGGCGTATCTTTCTTTGGTCCACGGCCACCCTGAACATGACCCCGTCCTTGGCGTACCCACATCGGGCGTGGGCGTCTCCACTCGCCACCGGAACCCCGGTCTCGCGCATGACGAGCATCGACTCAAACGAGTGTCTCACTTGCGACGGCACCACGGAGTTTCCCATCAACTTGAGAAGGCGCTTGTTCACACGTGTATTTTCCGTTTCCTGGGTCCGCGGGGGCGTAGAAGACCAATCGAACCCTGGAACCCGCACTATGGGGATAGAAACGTCTACGCCCCGTTTGAACGCGAGGCAGAACCACCTGTATCGCTGGTGCGGCGCGCCCACGTTTACGTCATTAGAATAACAAGAGTACCACCGGCAGTCGTAGCCGAGCGCGTGGAGCTCGCCGACCACGACCGAGAGGTTAGGAACCTGCGACAAGACGTGCGAGTTCTCGAGAAACACGAACCGCGGGTCGCACTCGCGGACGATGCGGACGACCTCGACGAAGAGCCCCGAGGCCTCGTGCTCGAACCCACCGCCCTTTCCTCCCGTGGAAAACCCGGTGCACGGCCACCCCGCGGTCACGATGTCGACGACCCCCTTGTATTCCGTGGCGTCGAACTCCCTCACGTCCCCATGGACCGGCTTCCCCCTGGTCGCGAGGAATTCGGCGGCGTCCTTTTCATATTCTACGAAGGCGATGGGGTCTACGTATCCACGGAGGCCGTGTGTTATCCCCCCGACGCCGGCGAACAGCTCCAGCGCTTTCATTAAACAGACGCGTCATTTTTGTAGGATGCTTTTTACGCGTATATCGACATCCCAAGTATAAATCACGGATAGAAGTATATTTAGACAACAATGGCTGACCACACCGAACCTCTCTTGGCTGATATCGGCGCCCGCAAGTATTCCGCGTTCCCCATCAAGTACCCTGACATCTTCCAGATGTACAAAAAGGCCGTTGCCACGTTCTGGACCGTCGAGGAAGTGCAGCTGAACCAGGACATCGTGGACTGGCGCGAAAAGCTCAACGACGACGAACGCCACTTCATCAAGCACATCCTCGGGTTCTTCGCTGGCAGCGACGGCATGGTGATGGAGAACCTGAACAACAACTTCGCGGAAGAAGTCACGGATCCCTCGGCCCGCATGTTCTACGCCTACCAGACCTTCAACGAGAGCGTCCACAGCGAGCAGTACGCGCTGCTGCTCGACGCGCTCATCGAAGACGAAACCGAGCGAAACAAGCTGTTCGAGGCCATCGAAACGATCCCCGCCGTGGGCAAGAAAGCCGCGTGGGCCGCGAAGTACTTTTCGCGCGACCGCTCCTTCGCAGAGCGCCTCGTCGCCTGGGTGTGCGTAGAGGGGCTCTTGTTCTCCGGGTCGTTCTGCGCGATCTTCTGGCTCAGGAACCGAGGTCTCATGCCCGGCCTCGGTCTCTCCAATGAATTTATCAGCCGGGACGAGGGCCTCCACCAGCAGTTCGGCGAGCTCTTGTATTCAAAACTCAAGAACAAACTGTCCCTCGAAACCGTGAAGAGCATCGTCGAGGAGGCGGTGGCCAACGAGAAAGACTTCATCTGCGATGCTATCCCGTGCCGCATGATTGGCATGAACTCGGAACTGATGTCGAATTATATTGAGTTTGTCGCAGACCGCATCTTCAAGGCGCTGGGATACCCGAAGCAGTTCGGCTCCGAGAACCCCTTTGACTTCATGGAGCTTATTTCTCTCGAGGGTAAGTCAAATTTCTTCGAACGCCGGGTCTCCGAATACCAGAAGGCGGGTGTCATGAACGCCGAGGACAACGTGTTCGCGATGGACGCAGATTTCTGATTATATCGACACAATTTGATACATAACAACCTAAACTTGTAAAGCTTGTAAATAACCACAAATGAATGCTCGAAGCGCGATACTCAGCGACAGGATCCGACACGTGCTGGAAACGGAACTCACCGGAGACGACCTTAGGGAATATCAAATGAAGGTCATTCGTGTGAGGGGCCCGGGCTACAAGGTCACCATTCACGTCCGTGAAAAACACGATAAAATGTTGTTCTTGAAGTTTGCAACGGAAGTGGCGAGAACGGATTTTGTGAAAAAAGAAGATATAACGGAAAAAATAATTGAAGTCATTTTGGACGACTTTTTCCGCGGTGGCAAACAGATGGACACTATGTATATTACGAAAAAAGTGTCCACTACGCGGACCAGAGAATGCCATACTCCCAGGGGCATACACAAATTTCTCTCGGACACGATCGTCGGAGATTATACCCTTGCGAATATTACAGTTATGCACGACGACGGCATAGTCACTGCAGCAAGCTCTGCCGTGGTGCAAGGAAAGTATGGAAGATATGTCACGGACTTTGCCACTTACGTGGACAACGAAGATATGCCCATTGTTGAATTCACAAAAAATTGCAAGACAGCAAAAACATCTATATCAGCGATCAAGAGGGCGCTAACCCTCGTGCGCCCCTATGAAATCTCCCTTGTCACCACCGAGCTCATCAATCGGAGTGTCCTACTAGACTCCTCCCAGCCCGGGTTTTTTACACCGAGGGAAGGGGCGGAAAGTCTGCACGAAGAGCTGATGAACGTCGCCTGGATGCCCGAGAACCTTCGGCTCACGATGGACGAAACGGAGTACGAGGAAATGACAAAACGGTGGATATCGACAAATCCATAATAAGATTGACGCCAGCATGTAATCAAAAATGAACATTCATGCAGTCCAGGACCAGCACGCGCTGATAGAATATCTAAAGCAGCACCCAGATGAAATCATGTGCGTTGACGATGATGAAAACAGCATCCTACAAATATACTCGGCAAACAAGTTCAAGGACATCCAGGACTATGTCATCGAAGCTTGCCCGGAAATCGTATACTCGGAGAACTCGGTGGGCAGAAACGCTCTGTTCGATGCGATAGACAGTGCTAACGCACGCCTCGTTAGAAAGATACTCGAGGTGTTCCCCGACGCGCTGTGGGAAATGGACGACAATGGCATAACACCCATTTATCACGAACTGCAGTATGATAACAACCACGGCGTTTTTGAAGCCATGCTTCCTTTCGTAGACATCGAAGACGTCGGGGCTGACGCACTGTGGGAACTGCTAAGAGAGGCGCTCTCGTCTTACAAAAAGGCGGTGTTGATGCTCCAAACATTTCCTGAATTATACGACTATCGGGAAGACGGTCAGTCTATCCTGGCCATCGTGGCGCGCAATTGTTTCTCATACGGACAAGCGCTCGTGAAATTTATTTGCTCCGAACGCCCAGAACTTCTGCTCGTAGCTGACGACGATGGTATGGTGCCCGCGCACGTTGCTATTACGTATGATATGCTTGATTTGATGTTTAGACTCTGCCCGGAGTGCCTGACCGTGAGGGACAGGGACGGAAACACCCCTCTCCATTACACCAAGGTTTTTACAAAACCGGCCTCACTCGACAACATCCTGAAATCAAAGCGGGATGTTTTGACGATCAGAGACAACGCGGGACGCACCCTCCCGATGATACTTGTTATGACGAACTCGGTGCCGGGGAACACTCTTCTTAAAATGTTCGAGGCAAACGAACGTTGCTTCGCCGTAGAAGATCACCGAGGGAGCACGGTGGTCCATTACGCCGCGGTGTATAAACGCGTCGGATGGGGCAAACTATCTGGGAAAATCGTGAAAGCGTTCCCAGAGCTTGTATCGAAAAAGGACGTGCGCGGAAACACACCGGTAGACGATGCGTTATCCGATTCGGGGGACATCCGCTCTGCGGAAGAAAGAGAAGCGTTCTTCGCGGCGTGTGCGGAAGTGAGCGACATACCGGATAAGGCCTGGGGAACGTTCCGTTGTCCATCGAGGCAAATCGAAAGCTCTTTCGGGAGGATATTGAAACGCTCGGAAGCAACTGCCGCTAAAGCTTTTAAATTTCTCTCTGTGGAAAACAAAGAACGTGTGCGGGCACTGCTGCTCTGTTGGAAATCTCTCTCCACGGACGTCGTTATCAATCTTGTTGCCAAATTAACTTAAATGTTTTATGCACTCTACTGTAAATGAAAGCAAAGAAAGACACCGCTGCTCGCCTAAAAGAAATGGTAGAGCTCCGCAAAAAGTTTGTGGAACTCGGTCTCGACCACGAAAACGAGGACATGAAAACTCTACTAGCGAAGATGAACGATTTTGTCAAGGGCACCGGCTTCAGTGGCAAAGTCGTCCTCGAAGACTTTAAGAGGGTCGCCGTGTGCAAGTTCACCCTACAACCTCACTCGGTATCAACCATTGTTCTGAAAGCAATTGAGTAGCACCAGGGAAACGCCGATGAAAATGTAAAAGAAATCGTTATTTGAATCAGGACGAGGACCACTGGGATAGGAATACAGGGATTGGAAGAAAAGCACGTCGTTCGAAGATTTAAACATGCGCGTAGCTTCTTCTTCGAACCCGTCAACATCAAAGTGATACCTGTTTGTGTCAAACGCGCAGAGGTTGTCTACTTCGTAAGCAATGGAAAGGTCAAAGCGGGTCTTGTTCAGCTCGACGGCTCGTTTGATAGTTTCAAAGTAGTCGTCAAACATCCGTTTAGTGTAGGTCTCCATGGTATGAAAATGATCATGGACAACGTCAAATTGCCGGGCCCTCTTTCGGAGCTCTGTGTGAAACGTCTTGTTTTCCCGCCTTTCCTGGTTGCGCATCTGGCGTTGGAGCTGCTTTACGAGAGCGGTTTGGAGTCTGGTTTCCATTACATATGGAGCAATACTTTTATTTAAATTAATTCATTCTCACGAGCTTCGCGGATCTCACAGTATTCCATGTCTAGGCACGAAAGCTCCACGCTCAACCGAATGTTCTCCGCGATGGAGAGTTCGCCGTTCTTTATCTCCATCGCGCCCTCCCAATCCCCGGTAGTGCACACGGAAATGTCGAGCACGTATTTTACTTGTCTGGCAGCATCGAGGTCCCTGAAAACTATCGGCCTATTATTGGCGCAAGGGGGGCTCACGGCCCCGTGGCCGAACACGTCTCGAACCGCGTCTTTACGGTAGATTACGTAACCGCGAGGGGCGGCACACATCACGCAAAACATTATTAATAGTGCTAATTACTAATCGCAAGACATTATTAATAGTGGTACAAGTCTTGCGTGCTTTGCAAATGACAAGTCTTGCGTGCTTTGCAAATGACAACCGTGGTGTATATTAACATGCTATAGTTGGCACTCTTTAACTCAACTCACTCTTCAACGCTTTAACAAACGGCAAAATGTTCGTGCCCGTGGTTCTCGAGACTTCTACTACCTCGTTTGACGAGTCGCTCGTCATTGCGTTCTCCACCTTTCGCAAGAGCCTGAAGGCGGAACTCGTGCGCGAGTACGAGGAGGTCTACGGGTCTCTGGAGGAGAAAAAGAACACCAAGGAACTTATGCGCTCTCTGAATGGCCACGTTATCTTTGACAGCGTCGTGTCCAAGGTCGGTGCCATCAACTCATCGCAGGCTGCCGGGGAGTACCTCGCCTCGGTGACGCTCATGGTGTTCAAGTTCCTGTGTTCTCTCAACCTCGAGTTCGACGCCGACCGGGAGATCAAGATTGTCAGTGGCGTTATCCAAAACGGGCCTCCCGAGGGGGCAAGGGCGCGAATTTCATACGCACTGGACGTCCTCGAGGGGCTCTGCGAAACCTACTCCGTCTTTGACGGGTTTGTGACCGACAAAGTAGAAAAGATCATCCAGTATTTTGAGGACAAGATGTTTCGTTTATAATATGCCAAAAAAGTATACTCTGTAAGAAATGGATTTCTCAGAAATTCACAAACAAATTAGTCAAGCAAAAAGCAGAATCGAAAAGGTCAAAATTCCAAAGGAAAAGGCGAAAGAAATCGTCGTGGCAATAAATACAAATGCTGGACAAAACGTGCATGTGGGGCCACTTTACAAGGAGAAATTCGCAGAAATTACCAGCGATTACGAGAAAACACCCGTAGAAGATCTAGAAGTAGGAAACTTCGTAAGGTACAAATTCAAGAACGCCGAGGGGGTAGTCAAATATATATGGGGAGGCATTCTTACGTTCAAGGGTCCAGACTTTTTGCGCCTCAAAAACATAAAAAGTAGCGTCTCCTGGTCAGTGTTCTACAATAAACCAGGACACCGGTATGTCTTCTATGAGAAGAAAAAAAGGATGGGTAGCGGACGATACGTGAATTTAGACGACCACAAAAACACTACTACAGAAGGGCTCCTTGCAGAAATCATAAACCGAGGGGGATACGAGGAACTAGAACACGCCGCAAAACTGGCGAAGAAAATGTATGTAGACGAACGACTGGGACGCTGATTTACCGCTTGTGTACGATTTTTTCCCCCAACTTTCCTTCCGTTATCTTCAACGCTTTAGCAAAGCTCGGGTCTGACCAAAGCAACCAGCGGCTCCAAAAGCCAGCGGTGTGTTTCCCCGCTCGCGACCAGTCCTCCCTTTCCCTATGCCGGTCTACGTAGCGTCTGTATCTTTCAGGGTCTTTGTGGATCGTGTAATCTTCATACGGCCTACTTCCAAACTGAACGGTCTTTACTTTTTTCTTGGTCTTGTCGTCTATGAATTCCGCTCTGAATTTTTTTGGCCCCGATCGGAGCTTATACAAATGGACGACCATTGTAATGTCATCAAATATTATTTTCGCGGTAAATAACCTATGGGTCATCACCTATATGCCAAATAATATAAGCACTCCGTTTTCACAGAGAGGTCGACATTGACCGAGAAACGGGGAAGGTCGCTAAGACCCGGGCACCCGTTTCGGTTATTCCACCGCGTATGTGGCGCCCCTTGACGATACAAACACTTTTCTTCCTTTGGAATTTACCTTTCCAGAGTTAACGCTTCCAATTGGCGTCTTTGGGGTAGGCTCTGGGGCAGGCTATGGGGCAGGCTCTGGGGCAGGGACAGGCTTCGAAGGGCGAGGAGTGAGTAGCTTTTTTACATATACTTTCTTTCCACCTTCCAGCGCGTATGTGGCGCCCCTTGATGATACAAACACTTTTCTTCCTTTAGAATTTACCTTGCCAGTATCCATACAAAGTACAAATATATTTGTCATTTGTCCCTGGGACCGCATGGTGTATATATTTCCCAAGCCCTAAGATGTGGTAATTATAACGATGTTTCCGCCTGATCATTTCCCCGGGGACCTTTCCCGCCGCATCTTCCGAGAGGCCGTCCGCGCCCGAGACTTTGAAATCAAAACCCAGGTAGTCCGCGAAATCACCACGGCCTTTCAAACGTGTGTCGCGCACGAAAACATCGAATACTCGACGCCAATTTACGAGGGCTCGCGGGACGTGCTCCACGTATCCCTGGTATACGACGGGCCAAGACCAGGGGCTCACAAGTATTCGCTCGACCTCAGCGTTGGCGAGGAACGGTTTGAATTCTACCTCGCTGTCAGGGAGGAAGAAGATACAGAAGACGCACTGCTACATATTAATACACCGCTGGGAGTACACAGGAAATACGGGGCTATCGTTATTGACGTGGCGACGTGTATTTTTGAGGCGAAAGTTTACCAACTTATCAGGGGGTGAGAAATGCAACAAGGGGCCGACCGGGTCAACCATGCACTTTCTTTTTTAAAAACTTTTTTGGGTATTTGTCATTTGACCCTGGCATCAAGATGCCTACAAGAGCCCCGCGCACAATGCCCCTGCACCTTATTTCCCAACGCAAACTTTATACCCACAATGTTCGCCCATTTGCCATCGGACGTGTCCTGCATCATTGCGGATATGGCTATCGCTGCCCGGAACGAGGACCGCGTGGAACATATCCTGGGAACGTTTACGA